CTGCGTCGTCCGCTGCTTTAATGCCCAGGCCATTGATCCGCATTGCCGCTGCGGCCATCACATCGAGCGCCGCCGCGCTCTTGTCGCGGAGCATGTCGATTTCGTCCATCGTAAACATCGGGGCGCCGGTTTCGTCGATGCAGGTTTGCACCAGGAGCGCAGCGTTGATCGAGCTGGCCGGACGCTTCGTGTCACCAAACGAATGCATGTATTCGTTGAATGCGTCGCGGGCGGCGCCGGTCATCACGCGGATACGGACGGAGCCGCCCAGCTGCGGTACCGGCACGTCTTCGTGCTTCAGGTCTTCAGCGGCGAAAAAAGCTGCCTTGTCGAGGAGTTTCATTTTTATCCTACGGGTGAGGGGTGGTAGGCACGCCGCACGGCGCGCCGGTGGAATTACACGACGGCGATCGCGCCGGAGATCTTGCAGTCGATCTTGCCCTTCAGGACGGCGTTGACCGCACCGCCGATCGGCATGGTTTTCACCAGGACGCTGAAGCTCACGACCGTACCGTCCGACAGCTCCAGCCGCATACCGACGACCGCGCCGCTGATGAGGTTGGCGCGCAAGGCAATTTGCCCTGGATCGGCGCGAAGGCGCTTGGCTTCGAAGCCGAACTTGCCTTCGTCACGCAAGCCGCTGATGTATTCTTTGCCGTCTGAGTCGAGGTCTGTCGTATCGAGGTCGTCGGCCTGGCCATCGAAGCCGTCGAACGAGTTGATGCCGTTGATCTTGGTGTATGCCTGCGGCGTGGCCGTGCCGGCCGAGGTGTAAGTCAGGCCGCTGGTGTCGGTGTCATACAGCGCAAAGGTGTTCGCCGTCTTGTTCATCACCACCCGGGTCTGGCCGTTGAGGCTGGACATGGTGCCGACGATGCCGGCCAGGGTGACGACGTCGCCGTTGTTGAGGCCGTGCGCGGCGCTTGTCACGATGGCCGGGAAACCGACGGTGATCGCGGAGATGTTTTTTGCGCCGCCGATGCCGGTAGCGATGAACAACTTACTTTTTTGAGCCGAGATGCCGGATGCCATAGTGTTCCTTTAAGCGTAAAAAAACCCGCATCAGCGGGCAGATTGTGGATGGTGTTGCGGGTTAATCGTGGATCGTGGCGATGTCGAGCGTGGTGCGGTGCAGCTTTACTTCCGCCTCGTAGGCGTCGAACTCCAGGTTGATGACGTTCGAAATGTGCCAGGTCTTCAGGGCAGCCTTCACCGCCGCGACCTTCGCGTCGACCTCGACGTCGCTGCCGTAGATGTCGATCTGGATCCGGGTCGCAGTCTCGTTGTCGTCGCCGCCGTTCTCGTCCAGCGTCACGCCTTCGACGGCGCCGACGCGGAAGTACTTCGCGTACGGTGCGATCGCTGAATCCGGGACCACGTTCCGATAGGCCTGGCCGTCCATGATCGGGTCGACCAGGGCGAATAAGTGGGTCAGGATCATTGGCCCCTCGCCAGGTCGGTTGCTTCTTTCTGAATGCGCTTGTCCAGTTCGGCGCCAATCGCGTCAACAGCGGTCTCCTTTTCAGCTTCGAAGGCCGGCCGCATGAAGGGTTGAGCCGGCATCTTCGCCGTTCCGAACTCGACGAACTTCCAGTAGAAGCTGTCCTTGTCGACGTTGCGCGCCTTGCCGGCCAGCCGCGAGCGCTTGCCCCCGCGCGTGTAGACGGAATAGCTCGCCACGTTGTCGCCCGAGGTTTTCTCGCGCTTGATCTGGATGTCCTTGCGCATTTCGCCGGTGTCGACCGGGGCCAACTCGCGCGCTTTCTTCCGGATGACGGCGGCGCCCTTGGACGTCGACCCGCGCAGGTGCTTGCGGCCGACGCGCGGACCAAGATCCTTCAGCGCCTTCGCCAGCTCCTTGAAGCCGGTTAGGTTTTTGGAATCAGCCACGGTTCACTCCTTTCGCGGACATGAGCAGCAGCGCCTTGCCCTTCTGGTCCAGCACTGCCTTGATGTCGTAGACGTCGGCGCCGTGCAGCACGCGCATCGCTTCCAAGATCCCGGGCCGGTGCCGGATCTCGATCTCGGTTTGCACTTCGTTCTGCGTGCCGCCGGCGGCGACGAACTGGCGGCCGGTCAGATCGCGGATGCCGGCCCAGACCTTGCCGTCGCCGGTCTTGACCACGTTCTCCCATTCCTCGGTCGGCGCGCCTGTGGTGCTCTTGCCCTTCACCAGTTGCTGCAGCGTGACCCGTTTGTTCAGTCGGTGAGCGATGGTCATAGGGCTGGTACCCACAAACCGTCGAGCAGGCCTTTCAGGAAGACCGAGGCCTGGGTCTCCTTGAACTCGCGCGCCGCCGGGTCGAACATCTCGGCCAGGCGCGCCAGGACGTACAGTCTCACCTCGTCCGGGACAGTTGCGGCGGTTGGACCGTAGCCGGCCGTATAGTCGACCGAAACCGCGTTCACGTGCGCCTCTGTCGCCGGCCAGCCCTTACCGCGCGCCGGCACGACGTAGCCCGGGACCGTGACCCGGTCGACGTAGTAGTCGGCCGGGTCGAGCGTGCGGGTGACGCCATCAGGATCCAGGAAGCGTACCGACTCAACGCTGAACGTCGGCGCGCTCAGCTTGATCGCGTCCGGAAAGCCGTCCAGCGTCACGCGCATGCTGCGGTTGACGAAGGCGCGGTGAGTCTGGGTCTCGGCTTCGGCCGCAATGCCCCGGAGCCAGATGCCGATGGTGATGTCGAGCGAGGTGTCGTCCTCGTCGATCCGGAGCGTCTCCTTGGCTTCGGACATCGATACCGCCAGCGCGACCGGCGCGGAGATTCTTTCTGTGGTCATCGGTATGCTTTCTCAATTGCTGCGGGCCGGACGCCGCCGACCTCAGCCGGGCGCGCCTGGTATTCGTTGCGGCGTGGGGTGTACCCGGATCCTGCCGGCGCCCGGGCGTATTCGATCGTGGAGCTGTAAGCCAGCGCGGCCGGATTGCCGACCAGGTCGAAAGAACCAAGTGCGAGGGACAGGCGCCGCGTCGCACGCAGCACGGCTGCGCCGCCGGCGACGACGAACGCCCCGGGCCCGGTCGCCAGCCCGCGCGCGCAGCGGATCGTTGCCGCGGCGCCGGCGAGCGCGAAGCTCCCGGGAGCCGCCTGCAGGCGCCGCGTCACGCGCATGCCCACAGCCGACCCGGTCAGCACGAACTGGCCCGTCTCCGTGAAAAGGACGTTGCCCTCGACGACCGGCGAGTACACAAGCTGCGCGGCACCGCCCGTGAGCGTGAATGCCCCGGCGGCGGCGACCAGTCGGCGTGCCACGGCCAGGCGCGCGTCGGACCCGGCCAGCGCGAACACTGCCGGCGCGCCAGTGAGCCGGCGGGAAGCACGAAGCGCAGCGCCTAGTCCAGCGACCGCAAATGCACCAGCAGAAGCGGGAATGGTGCGCGTAGCCCTGATCGACGCCGTGGCGCCTGCCAAAGCGAACGCACCAGGTGCAGCAGCCACCTTGCGTAAAGCGACCAGGCCGACCGCGCCGCCTGAGAAGGTGATAACGCCAGTCACGCCAGCAACCTTGCGGCCGGCGCGCAGCGTCGCGGTATTGCCCGTCAGCGTGAACGAGCCGTTGCCGCCGGCGAGCTTCCGGCTGGCGCGGATCGATGTCGCCGATCCGCTCAAGGCGAAGTTGCCAGGCTCGGTCGTCAGCGTGTAGCTATTCGGTGAAGTAGCGCTATATGGAACCGTGCGGGTCGCCACCAGCCGCGGGAGCAGATCCGGGTCACTCGACACCCTACGGATTTCATCCGCCGACAGAACACGGTCCCACACGGCCGCCATGAACATGCTGCCGTCGAATTTGCCCCAAAACTCACTAGTTTCTCGGCTGCGGCCGAGTCGCATTGGCTGCGCAATGGTTACGTTCTGGCTAAGCGTTGCCGACGCATGAGGCACCCCGTCAACATAGGTATTCAATGCCTGCCCCAAGGCAGTATTCCAGGTGGCTAAGGTCAGGTGAGGCTTGCCATCATTCAGCGCGACAGCGCCATCGGCCTCTGCCACGCTTGAGCCATTATCGGCGTTGTATATGCGGAATCCGAGATAACCGGTTCCGTTGTTCAACATGAGCAGCCAGCCGTTACCTGTCGTCCCGCCCGAGCTGGTCGCGGCCAGAACATGGCTGTAGCCGGGATTCGGATAACCCCCGTTCGATGGAACCAAGGTTGACAAGTGGTGCACCAGCACCGTGCCGCGCGGACTTTGACCAGTGCCGGGGGCGGTATCGACGGTGCCGCCCGAGTAGCCAGTAAAGCGAGTGCTCAGGCGGCCCGACTTCGCCTCGATCGACAGCGGCAAGGTCGCACGCGACGACCCGACAAGCGCATCGTCCACACTGCCCGGTGCCAACTTCAGGTACGTCAGTCCGCGCAGCAGCGGGTCCGGACGAATGCCCGACGCGCGCCTGATACGCAGGACAGGCATTTATGCCACCTTGCAGGTCAGCGGTTGAACCTTCAGCGTCCAGCCGGCGGATACGGACTGGCCCGTGTTCACGTTGTGCAAGTAGTACGATGCTTTCGGCGGCAGGTTGTACGCTTCGAGAACGATCGATTGCGATCCCGTGCGGTCATTGACCAGGAACGAACCGATCACCTTGCCCGGCCGGGTCGCTTCCGGGGCGTCAGCATCGGCGGCACCATCTACGCCTAGCTCGCGCGCGTACAGCCCAAGGACACCATTCTCCGCCGGTGCCGAAGCAAAGGAGCAGGTCAGCACGAAGCGACCGTCCGGGAAGCCATTGCCGTCCACCCCCATTCGGTCGTAGGTGGCATCGTCGGCCACGCCCACGGCAAGGTTCGCGATGGCCGCGCCGTTCGTTTCCAGCGTTTTGATGGTGCCGAACACCGTGATTACTTCGCCACTCATGCAGATACCTCGTTAAGTTTTTGTGACACCAGCGCGAAAGGGATCGGGTCGGGCACGACGCCGAGCATCAAGAGCCAGCCCAGCGCCTGCGCGTATTGCGGCAGGTCACGCTGAAGGGTCTCGATCCAGTCGCGCGCCGGCTTGACGCTCAGGTCGAACGCACCGCGGCGAACCGGGTCCATGCCCCAATACACGGTGCGGTCGGTTTCGCCCAGGGCGGTGAGCTCGTCGAGGAATGCGCCGCCCTGCTCGCCCATGACCGCGACGATGGTGCCGGGGCCAATCTGAGTCGGGCCATGCTTGACGCGACCGACCGACAGGAGATCGGCGATCGCGACATCGTTGCGGATCTCGACCAGCGGCACCAGGGCGGAAAGCTCTGCCTCGGTGAGCGCCCGGCCGGCCACGCCGGTGAGGGCGTCAATCTGTGCCGTGCTCAGCATGGCATCAGCCCAGGGTCAGGACGCCGCCGGCCTGGTCAAGGTCGAGCAGGATCGATTCGCCGTCGAGCAGCGTGATGCTGTCGCCGCGGTCG